CTTAATGAAACGTAATAAAGCAGCTAACAACGGGACTAAGGGATTATGGAGTAAGGCCAGGATTGTTTAGAGTAGAGGATGTCTTCGAAGAAACAAGGAGGTGTATCCAACATGAATACCAGATGGCGGCAAATGAAGCGGTATGTGTCAGATGAAGATTTCTACTACATTAAGCAATATAACGATCCAGATCCGGTTTGCCCTTGCTGTGGAGGAAAGCTCATATATCAAAGATGGTATGAGGAAATGGGCTGCGTGGAAACGGACGAGAAATGCCAAGCATGTGATTACCATAGGAACTGGTCATATGGCCATACTTCCCTTGAAGTTGGTAAATGGGATGGCGGATATCCGTATAGTGCTCCTGATTTTCAGGTGGAAGAGATAGAGGCGGAATTCGGCAGACAGATCAGTCTGGAACGGCTTCGACGAAAATCCCAGATTAAAAAATACTACCGCAAATTAGCGCGGAGGAATTGATCCTATGAAAACTAAGAATAAGCGACAAACGCAGCTAGATGTTCACAAGGCAGGGATAGATCCATGAACCGCTTAGAAGCAACGTATGCAGTAGGCGACATCATAGAGCAACAATGCCGCAACTGTGACCGCCGCGAGAAGATGGACGATGCTGACGCTAAATATGCTCTCTTGCAAGCATACTGCATCAATGATTGTCCGGTTGGAAAAGAGTTGCAGGGTTTGAATAGCTACTTTGGCGGTCCTCTGCGGAAATACAAGAGTAAGAACTCCAAGGAAAGGGCTAAAGCTAATGCATGAACTTAACCCAAGGTTACCGTATTGGCTGAGCAGTTAACAGGGGAGGGGCAGTCATCGCCCCAGGGAGGGCACAGACATGGAAACATGGGATAAATACCGCTGTGAGTGCGGCCGGAAATATGCAATTGAACAGATCCCCGGTGATGAGCTAGAGGAGCCAGCATGTCCGGAATGTGGCGAAACGAACAGCGAGCTGCTGGCGGATGAATAAGCAGCAGATTCAGTTCTGCATTGACTATAACCTTGAGATCATCGCGGATTTTGAACGGGATATACAAGGCGCCGAAAAGCAACTGCTTCAGTGCAGAAGAGATCATAACGTCCGGAGCAAACAGATCCAGGCTGGTGAAATGATTGAATGGCTGGAAAGGTCCGGTATTCCCTGGTTAAAGGAGACGCAAGGCATGATTCAGGAACATGTAGAAATACTCCGACTACAGCTTACCGGATTGAGTTATGAAGATGCTACGGACCAGCTACTGGCTGGTATCGAACAAGGAACTTTATTTTAAGGGAATAGCCCCATAAGGAGATAACCAGTATGAGCAGACAACACAAATTCCGTGGCATGGACCTCGCAGGAAAATGGCACATCGGCAATCTTGCGATACTACCTGAAGACATCCGTCACCTTAAGAAGGGGCATTACATCTCCAATGATGCAGGCTTGCCATTTGCTTATCAAGTACGACCAGAGACTGTAGGGCAATATATCGGCCGTCCTGACGAGGAAGGTAAAGATCTTTACGAAGGGCAGCGAGTCAAATTTACAAACCTCTCTTTAGGACTGTATTCCGAAGATGAACTGTGGGCTGAAGGTGTTATTGCCTTTGACCCAGAGGGGTCGGGATATTTCATTAGTCAAGAAAAGGGCGATGGGTGGAAATTGAGACATTCCAGAGTTGTCGCTTTAGATGATGAAGGAGAGGCGGCGAAGGCATGAACGGCTTGATCATAAAAGAAAGATGGGCTGACCTGATCCTATCTGGAGAAAAGACTTGGGAGATCCGCAGTCGTGTTACACATCATCGCGGCACAATAGCCATCATCAAAAGTGGTAGTGGTCTGATCTACGGTACAGCGGAGTTGACAGACTGTATCAAGTTATCAAAGCCTAATTTCGAAGATAACCGCGATAAGCATTGTATCCCAGTCGGTAATGCATCAGAGGTAGTAAGAGATTACAAGGAGCGTTTCGCTTGGGTGTTGGAAAACGTTCGTAAGTTGCAGGATCCAGTCCCGTATTCTCACCCACAAGGCGCAATTATATGGGTCCGGCTGTCTGAGGACCTTTTGGAAGGATTGAAGCCATTATGAGCATGACACCAGAACGGATAGAAGAGATCAAACAGCTGATTTCCAAACATAAACATTTCGAAAAACGCCTGAAAACAACTAAAAACTACAACGAAGCTGATAGTTCTGTCATTCGTTTGGATCACATCGAATCAAGAGCATTTGGATTTATCCCTGAGTTATTGGCTGCTCTAGAAGAGTCACAACAACCATATACGCACATGGAACCAATTCACCTTGCTGCATTAAGCCGTGTAGAAGTCATACGGATCTTGAGGAAGTTAGAGCGTGAGTTAGTAGAGGCACAGCAGACCATAGCCCGACAACGGGAGGCGCTTGAATCAGCAAGAAACACAATGGAGGATGCTCTATCCGTTGGTGAGGCACGGTACAAAGATTTTGACACACGGTTATGTCCGTGGGCGGATCTATCGGATGGCGTAGAAAACATAGAGGCAGCCCTAGGAAATAAGGAAGGGAGCGACAAGGCATGAACGATCTTGGACATGGACCTATAAAACTGGTTGATGGTCAATTGCGTGACGAGCTCTCTCGTCTCTGGTGTGGATGTGGACAACCTGCAGTACATCAAGTTCCTGATGAAATGACTCACCATAGATTTCAATGCGCTAAATGTAGTGAGGGTTGGGAGGCACAGTCATGACAAAGGAAAACTCCAATTATGACCGACCTACTACCATCCTCGAATTAGAAAGCATTACTGAAATGTCTCTGGTAGAAATCGCGGCTGCTGACCCCGAATGGATAAAAAAGATTGCCATGTCTGCAATAACTCATATAAAGACGCTACAGAGGCAAAGAAACGATCTGAAGCGCAAGGAGGGTAAGTCATGACACAAGTAAAGGATAAGACAGACCAGCAGCTTAACAGAGCGCTGGCTGAATTGATGGGGTACACGATCAAATCATTACCTATTGGAGAAAATGGCAGAAAATTGTATGCATTAGTAACTCCATCAGGCAGGGAGAGGCTATCTACCTACACAATAGATTCTGCATATTTGGATGCTCCGGATTATTGTAATGACCCTTCTGCCAGCTTAGAGGTACAGGCAAAGGCGCTGGAAGTTAATCATAAAGGATATATTCTCCAACTAGGGGAAAGAACTCGGCGCGGACGATCTGATCTAGATGAAATGTTTAAGGATATGCTCAACGCCAGCCCCAGAGAGAGGGCAGAGGCGGCATATATCACGCTTAGTAGTAAGCATTAGACGCATATAGCACAGGATGGTGACACGGTAAAGGAGTGAAACGACAAATGTCATATAAATATCATATCTCCCCTGAAGACTATGAACAGGCAGCCCTTAACGGTATCAAACGCAGGACGCTAGAATGGCGTGTTCGAGATGGTGGCTGGGACATGAAACGCGCGACTACAATACCTCCACGAAAATTGAATAGTCGTCCTGAATGGGTGAAAATCGCAACTGAAAATGGTATCCCGTATCAAATCTTCATTAATCGTGTAAGCGCAAAATGGGCATTAGAACGTGCGGCTACCGAACCACTATGGACTAATGAAAAGCGTATTGAACAGATGAAGAAACATAATCCTGCAAAACGTAAATATCCAGAAAAGTTAATCAAGCAGGCAGAAAGTATCGGGATTTCCCGAAGAACTTTTTATGCGCGTGTTAACTATGGTTGGCCTTTAGATAAATCCGTATCAACACCACTTGTTCCGCCAGGCAGCCAAAGTTCAGGGGTAGATCACCCTTGGAGAACTGAAAACGGATTACTCTTCATGAACAGTCAAGAAAGAAAATATGTGCAATATGGACAAAGGCATTAAAGAGAAAGTCTATCTTTTCCAGAAACGAATGACAAGTATATGTAGATGGTAAAATACCGCGAAACGGTAAATATGCATAATAGGCACAGCAAAGACCCCCATATCCTTGGCCGGGGCGGGGGTCATTTCGGAAAATCATTCCTCTTGACATTATAACATAAAGGGGAATGAGGGGAATGGCGATGGCATACGAGCAAGGGGAATTGTTCGCTAAAGCATCAGACAAGGAAATCGAAGAAACCGAGTTCTACCTCGAACGATATCGTGACATGATTTTGTTTATTGAGGATTTTAACGGATTCCAATCAGAAATGGCCCAGGTCGCGATTGACGGAGAGGTTGCCCGCAGGCTAAGTGCGGACGAGCTGTATGCCGACAAAACAGCAAATGCTGTGATTCTGACAGAAAAACAGAAGTGGATGTATGAGCGGTATCGTGTTTATACGTTCATGATTTTCCGGGCATACAATCTAATCCCGCACCAAGGAATAAAGAAGGTGATTAAGGCTCGCTTCATTGAAGGTCATAACCGCAGCAATACGATCCTGTTTACTTACGCATCCGGCAGCACCGTGGACCGGTACATTGAGAGGGGTACCAAGATGATAGCGAACTCCCTAGTACAGATGGGATTCTTTGATGAAATTCTGAAGAGGAACTGATGAAAACATGACGGAATAACGGGGTTTTCTGAACACCACATGAGTATTCCACCGTGCTATATTGGTAATGTGGAAATCAGGCGAGAGTGACACGCACGGCTGTAGCAATGCAGCATTAACCGGGGCGTACCT